CAAAAGCTGTTGTTACTGCAGCAAAGTGGACAGCAGAGTGAGACTTACAACGTTGCGTTGCCGCTTACGGACATCCAGCATTACTACACCGATTGCTGGTTAAATCTAGACCCTAAAAAGTTTAGAGATATAGGTGAGGGTCAGGTGGAGGAAGTGAACTCGGTTATAACTGACTATGGGAAACCGACCGAGGCTATTGGATTACGGAGGCTCATGGATAGTGACCCCGTGTTTAATAAGGCTGTCGAGGTAGTCGCCGAATCAATTCCCCAAGTGTCCGCCACTCGTAAAATAGTGGAGATAAACCTTCCATTCATGACGAAGCATACTAACGTAGGCTTTGTTCCTGGTTACGAGGGGTTCGGTAACGACCGCACTCGGGTCCCGGGCACCGATAAAACTTATGGTCAATTGACCATGGATATCGCTGAAACGCTTAAAGAGCACCCAGAGCTGCTGTGGAAATATAATATCACCACAGAATTTGCACGATATCAAAGACAGAAAGGGCGTCTCATCAACGCCACAGCTCGAATCATCAATCTAGTCTTAAACCAGCTTGAGTCCATTGAGATTCAGAATTACAAAACCAAGAGTCCCTTATTTGCAGGATACAACGATGACGCATTCTTAAAGAGAGTCCTCACTGAGATGACGTCTTTCTGCGAAACTCATGGCTACGTCATGTACAACATCGACTACCATCGCTTCGACATTCACGATGTGCGCGAACTCGTGGAGTTAGTTGGAGCAGTGTCAATGTATAGATGTGTGGATGAACGTTCACGCAAACTAGCATTATACAGGGCGTGTCTTATGACTAAGACCTGGCTCATTGCCGGTACCTTAGGCCGTAAAATACAACTATTCGGACGCATATTCTCTGGCTTCATAGATACGAACAGGGCAGGAGGTTTACTAAATGCAATCAGCATGACCTACCTTGTTATGAAGCAAGATAGTCACTACGTCAGGGACATCGTGGCGCAGGTCCTTTACTGGATGCTCGTCATGGGAGATGACAACCTTGTAATCGTAAACCCCAGACAGTTCAGTTTAACACGGCTCCAATTAGACGCAAAGAAGCTTGGGCATGAGATTGATGACCCCACCAAACTAGCATTTGGTCCCAAGTTTCTACAGTTCAGA